TATAGAAAAGAGTTTGATGGTGCATTTGATTTTGATCAATACCAGCTCTGTTCTGATCCTTCAATTAAAAAAGTATTAAAAAGAGATTGCGATATTAGTTTAGATACTAATAATTATGACTGGGTAATTCTGGTTGGTAGTGAGTCTTTTAAATATTTTGTAAAAGGTGCTACATCTATCACCGAGTCTTCAGGCTCAAAAGTGGATAAAAAATTCTTACCTGTGATTAACCCTGCAATGCTTAAGTTTAAGCCAGAAGTAAGAAAGACATGGGAATCGTCTAAAAGTAATATAATTAAACATATCGGTGGAGAAATCGAAGATGTAGTTATTGATGAAAGTATTGCTTTTGGAATTGATACTACTGAAGGGTGTAACAAGTATGTTATGAAAGCCCTTCATAGTCCTAATCCTATAATTGCTCTTGACTCAGAAACTACAGGATTATATCCTAGAGATGGGCATATGTTAGGAATTTCTTTGTGTTTTAATGGGGAAAGTGCTGCGTATCTTAATGCAGATTGTTTTACAGACACAACAGAAAAACTTCTTCAAGAGCTTTTCAACAGAAAGACAGTAGTATTTCATAATGCAAAATTTGATATGGCTTTCTTTGAGTATCATTTCAACTTTAAGTTCCCTAATTTTGAAGATACAATGTTACTGTCTTATCTTATTGATGAGAATCCAGGCAGTCACGGATTAAAAGCATTAGCAATTAAGTATACTCCCTATGGCGATTATGAAAAGCCTATGCATGAGTGGATGGATACTTATCGTAAAGAACACGGTGTACTTAAAAGTGAATTTGATTGGGCATGTATTCCTTTTGACATAATGAAAACTTATGCAGCTATGGATGCCTTATGTACTTATTTGCTTTTTGAAAAATTAAAAAAGATTAAAGAGAACCCAAAATTAAAGTGGGTATATGATAATATTCTTATCCCAGGTACTAGATTCTTGACAGATATACAAGACAATGGTGTCCCTTTCAGTAAGGAAAGGTTGTATATGGCTCAAGAAATAATGCAAGAAAAAATAGATGAAGCAGTACATAATTTATATCAAAACCCAACAATAGGACGATGGGAGACAATTAATGGAAAAGACTTTAATCCTGCTTCTACTGTTCAGTTACGTTCCCTTCTTTTTGACGCACTTGGTTTGCAGCCTACTGGAAAGAAAACAGGCACAGGCGCAAACTCAACGGACGCAGAAGTACTCGGAGAGCTTAGCAGACAATCTGAAGTTCCTGGACTTATCCTTGACATACGTCAACGATCCAAAATTAAAAATACTTATTTGGACAAAATCATACCGCAACTGGATAGGGATGGGCGGTTACGTACATCGTTTAATCTTCATAGTACAACTAGCGGTCGCCTCAGTTCTTCTGGTAAACTTAATATGCAGCAGCTTCCTAGGGATAACCCTTCTGTAAAAGGCTGTATTATGGCAGGATGGGGCAAGAGAATTGTCGCTATGGACTTAACTACGGCAGAAGTATATGTTGCAGCAGTTTTAGCAGAAGACAAAGCACTTATGGAAGTATTCCGATCAGGAGGAAACTTTCATAGTACGATTGCTAAGACAGTATTTAAACTACCGTGTGAGGTAGAAGATGTAGATGCGCTCTACAAAGATAAAAGACAAGCCGCCAAAGCTGTTACTTTCGGTATCATGTACGGTGCGGGGCCAAAGAAAATTAGTGAACAAGTTACTAAAGATTCTGGCAGTTATTTTAGCCCACAAGAGGCTAAGGAGGTAATTGATGATTACTTTCAAACTTTTCACAAATTACGTTCTTGGATTGATAACAATCAGCGTTATATAGAACAAAACGGGTTTATTTATAGTTTCTTTGGTAGAAAGAGGAGGTTGCCAAATGTCAAATCTCAAGACGCGGGTATCAAGAGCCATAGCGTTAGGAGTGGTCTTAATTTCTTGGTGCAGTCTGCTGCTTCTGATATTAATCTCCTTGGGGCTATAGATATGCACGCCTATATACAGGCTAATAATATGAAGTCTAGAATCTTTGCTCTTGTGCACGATTCTATTCTTGCAGAAGTTCCAGATGAGGAAATTGATCATTATTCAGAACAATTACAAAAATGCGTACAGTTAGATCGGGGTATTAAAATCCCAGGTGCTCCTATTGGCTGTGATTTTGAAATTGGGAGTGATTATTCAATGGGTAAATTTGAGAAACTATATAGTGATAATTAAAAAAGTTAGGTTTACTAAAGACAATGAAGAATACACAATAGATTGCCCTCCCGATGCTAATATATACAGCCTTGCTAAATTATTAGACGATGGTGGAGCAGAGGATATAAAAACATGCACAGTTTACGAGACACTAGATGATTTGTACGTACAAGGACGTTCTACGCGTAACCTTCCCAGTATTCCATCTACCCAACGACAACTGGAGCTATTCTGACGGGCTATTACTTATAGATAATCAAATAGTAGACGACCAAAATATGTCGGGAGATTCTTTAGGGCTAAGAAGAGTGCAAACTCCACATAAGAATTTGTTACCTCTTCGACGGTCTGTATTGAATCTTACCGGCATAATTAAACAAAATACTTCTACTTTTATTGATTCAAAAGGCAGTCCTTTTATCTATGAAAAAACTGAATGGTTTAAATTGAGATACTATAAAATTAAGAAAGTAGAAAAGAAAGGGATTGCTTCATTACTGTGGTTACATGGAGTTAGTAAATCTAGTGTTATACCCCGCCCACCTCATACAGACATGAAGTGGGCAGGTATGTTATTATATAACGAGGCTCCCTGGCTTTTATACCAGTACGCGGAAGAAAAACAAAAAGATAGTAAACGCAAAGTATGAAAGCTGTAATAAGTAACCGTATTTATTTACAAGTAACGGATGAGTATAAAGAGACTTTAAGTAGAGAACTCACTTATACTATTCCCTCATACAATCCAAAAGATCCGCCTTTAGTGATAAAGAATATGGCACGTATTCGTGGAGGATTAGTTACTATACCTGTAGGGAGGACGGATTTAATACCAGACGGCTACGAAATAGTAGATAGCCGAATTACCGTGCCTGTCAAACTTCCTGAGTTTAAGTTTGATTTACGACCAAGCCAAGAAGAAGCATTTAATGAAGTCGAAGACAACTGTATAATAAACGCTTGGGTAAGCTGGGGGAAGACTTTCACGGGGTTGGCAATCGCAGGAAAACTCGGACAGAAAACTCTTGTTGTTGTACATACAGTTCCGTTAAGAAACCAGTGGGCAAAAGAAGTAAAAAAAGTATTTGGTTTTACACCAGGCATTATAGGTAGTGGAAAGTTTGATATATCCCCTCCTATTGTGATTGGGAATACACAGAGTTTATACCGTAATATTCCCAAAGTTAGAAAAGAATTTGGAACAATTATATTAGATGAGATGCACCATGTAAGTAGTCCAACTTTTTCCAAAGTTATTGACGCAAGTTATGCAAGATATAAGATTGGATTATCTGGCACTATTGAAAGAAAGGATGGAAAGCATGTAGTCTTTCGAGATTATTTTGGAAGCAAAGTAATAAAACCACCGAAAGAAAACTATATGACTCCTAAGGTTCATATCTATCGTTCAGATATACGATTTATGGATGGAGCTAAAACCCCGTGGGCTACAAAAGTCACGGAGCTTTCTTACAACGAGGAATATTTACATAGTATATCTATGATGGCTGCTTTTTATGCTGAAAAGAATGGACATAAAGTTTTAGTAGTAAGTGACCGAGTTCATTTTCTACAAACTTGTGCCGAACTTGCAGGAGACAAAGCAATATGTATTACAGGCGAGATACCGCATGAAGAAAGAGAAACACTTATGTCTAAAATTACAAGAGGAGAGGCGAATATATTGTTTGGTACTCAAGCAATATTTTCAGAAGGTATCTCCTTGGACGACCTTAGTTGTCTAATTTTAGGCACACCAGTAAATAACGAACCCTTATTAACACAGTTAATAGGACGAGTAATAAGAAAAAAGGAAAACAAAAAAGACCCTGTAGTAATTGACATACATCTGAAAGGAAATACTGCAAGAAGGCAGGCTTCCAATAGGATGGGATACTATATGAAACAGGGTTACAAAATACAGGAACTATAATGAAATTTTTTAAAAAAGATTCGCCTGAAATAGTATTTGAATGTGAAAACTGGGCTACACGTGTATATAGCCCTATTAGACCTGCTAAAGAATTCCTCCCTGAAAAGTTTGAAGAGTTACCAAATCTTGTCGAAGAAGGTGAATACCAAAAAACAAATATTTACAGTATAAAAATATGTCCTGGTCTTAGGGATTATATGGGTAACGGCTTTGTCATTCCTGCGTGGTGCGATATGCACATCAAGATAACAGATGGAACGCCTGATATTATTTACAGCGATTTTGACATAAAAAAGATGTATCACTTTGCTGATCAGATGGGAGATTTTTTGGACACAAAATTTCCAATCAGAAAACCTATCAAATTAGATAATCCTTGGTTCACTTATACTAAAAAAGGTTGGAGCCTTTTATATCTACCTATGAGTTTCCATGAAAATCCATATTTTGAAGCTGTTCCAGGTGTAATTGACCACGACAAAGGAACCGGATCAGCCCCTATAAACATTATGCTTAAAACAGATCAGGATTTCACAATCGAACAAGGAACCCCGCTCGTACAATTAGTGCCATTTAAAAGACAAGTAATAACTGCCTATACAGGAAATATTAGAAACAAAACTATAGATAGGTATAACGCTTTAAATGCAATCAGGGGGCTAACTTTTAGAGGTTGGAGGTTTTTCATGCGAGAAAAGAAATTTTTTAAAGTTGATGCTCACGATTTAGAAATACCATCAAGCATAGATTAATTGCAAATTATGATATCAACTATGAAAAAATATTTCTTGACATGAGCCTCTTTTTTTGATATAATATGCTCTTGTATAATTGGAATAAAATCTTTACACAGTGTGAATCTAACCCTGTGGAGATTGTTAGAGTTCTTAAGATGTTAGTGGAAAAGCAAATTCCCTCTAATAGATACGATAAGATATATAAATATTCTGACGTTGATTTTAGTGGAGATTGTTTTCTAATACATCCTGATGTACTTTTATTTAATTCATACAAATATACCTATAGAGACGTATGTATATACGTAGCTTTAGCTAGCAGACGTTCTTACGCTGAGTACAGAGCGTTTGGCAAACGAACTCTGGATATGTTACATTTACCAGAGGAACCAATACTTATGGAAGACTACAGTCTACTTTATGTAGAAAATGAAGAAATTCATTTTGTATACGAAGAAGACCCCACGGAGAAACATTAAAATGGCTATATCATTTAACCAGCAGAAGGGGTCTGCTCAAAAAACCTCTATTTCAAGCTACCAGTACAAAGATGGGGATAATGCCATCCGCATCGTAGGCGACATTCTTGCTCGCTATGTTTACTGGATTAAGGGCGAAAATGACAAGAATATTCCTTTGGAATGTCTGTCTTTCGACCGTAATGCTGAATCCTTTAATAACAAGGAAAAAGATTGGGTTCGTGAATTCTACCCTGATCTTAAGTGTGGCTGGAGCTATGCCACTCAATGTATTCATAACGGCGAAGTAAAAGTTGTGAATCTAAAGAAAAAGCTCTGGGAGCAGGTTATTACTGCTGCTGAAGATTTAGGCGATCCTACAGATCCAAAAACTGGATGGGATATAAAATTCAAGCGTGTTAAAACTGGCCCTCTACCTTATAATGTAGAGTACCAGCTTCAGCCGCTAAAGTGCAAGCCTAGTGCACTAAATGATGCGGAGATGGAGCTTGTAGCTGAGCTTAAGTCTATGGATGAAGTAATGCCTCGTCCTACCCCCGACGCTCAGAAAGAGCTGCTTGACCGAGTACGTGAAGCAAGCACTTCTGAAATTGATGAATCTATTGAAGAAGAGTTTAAAGTTGGATGATTTTATTTACGGCCGATTGGCATCTAAAGTTGGGACAGAAAAATGTCCCTTTAGAATGGGCTGAAGCTCGCTATAAAAATTTCTTTAATCAAATAAGTGAATTAGAGAAAGAATG